AGGCAGGCAGGGGCATCGAGGCAGGCGATGGCATCGAGGCAGGCAGGGGCATCGAGGCAGGCGATGGCATCGAGGCAGGCTGGGGCATCGAGGCAGGCGATGATTATGGGATTTATGCAGGGCTGAGAATCCGTATTTCATTGAAAGCACAATACGCGGTGGTAATTGCAAGGGAAATGCCTAAAAACTTATTGCTCGGTATTTTCAAAGCCAAGGAATAACCAATCGTGGGAGGTGGTTCCAGTGGTGCTTAAACAAGCATTATCCATGGCTTGTGTATGTGGACAAGCTATGGAGTTCCCGGGCGGTCAAGTCAAAGTAACATGTGGCTGCGGAGCAGTCTGGGAACTCGGTCTTGAAGGGTTTTGGTCTATCACCTCATTTGTGCTGATTTTGGCAAAGCCGAAGGGCCGCAAGCTCAATCACTATGAACGCTACATGGCGTGGAGGAAGTCGATCAGAGGGAAGAAGGGCGGGTCGAAGATGCTAAAAAAGGTCGCTAAGTCTGTCCGTAAGGTGTTGCGCGATTCCAGACAAAAGAAGTCGGATCACAAGACTATTGCTACCATATCAGATGGTGGTCTGCTAGTGGATTATATGGACGGTCGTAATGTTGGACAGAGAGGTGTTACTCCACGATTTATAAGGCCGTTCGGGATGCGAAGGAATAAGTGATAACACTAGGCTCTCTCTTCGATGGTATTGCAGGATTCCCATTATCAGCAAGTTGCCACGGCATAAAAACAAAGTGGGCAAGTGAAATCGAAGCATTCCCCATCAAGGTATCGTCAAACCATTTTTCCGGCATGGAACACTTGGGCGACGTAACCAAAGTGAATGGTTCAGAAATTGATTGGGTTGACATTATTAGTTTCGGTAGTCCTTGCCAAGATATGAGCGTAGCCGGGAAAAGGGCCGGGCTAGAAGGAAAACGGTCAGGCTTATTCATGGAGGCTGTGAGAATCATCAAGGAAATGAGGATTGCCACAAATGGAGTTTATCCAAGATTCGCTATTTGGGAAAACGTACCCGGAGCATTCTCTAGTAACGGAGGTCATGATTTCCGGGCAGTCCTTGAAGAAATCACAGAGACCGAAATTCCAGTTCCTAAGTCTGGACGGTGGGCAGAAGCCGGAATGGTTAGAGGGAACGGGCGCGAAGTGGCATGGCGAGTCCTCGACGCGCAATACTGGGGTGTCCCCCAACGTCGTAAGAGAATCTTCCTTGTCGCAGATTTTAGAGGACAATGTGCCGGAGAAGTACTTTTTGTCGAGCAAGGCGTGCTTAGGGATACTACGGAGAGCCGAGAAGCGTGGGAAGAAATTGCCATTGGTACTGGAGATGGCGTTGAGGCAGCAAGCCGGATTAACTGCGAACGGGGGGGGGATTAGCGGAACCGTCAGTAGTAAGTGGGCAAAAGGAACAGGGGGGCCAGCAGGGGATGAACACTATAACTTAGTTTGTTTGAATGACACAGGAGGCCAGCGGATGGATGTCAGCCACGATGTAGCACCAACCCTAAGGGCTGAGGTACACAATCATCCTCCTTGCGTTGCTCTGCCGCAACTCTATAGTATGAGCCATGCTGAAGAAGTAATACAAGTTCCTGTGTTAATGCGACCTACTTACGCCTTCAGTGCGGGAAACTCAGCAGACGCACGCTCAATAGGGTTTGCGGAGGAGTTATCACCAACCCTTAAGGGCAGTGCAGGTGGTAATACAGTGCCAGTAATAGCCAAGCCAACCTATGCTATTCGCACGGCCCAAACAGGTAGTAACGGCTGGGGAATAACAGAAGAAACAAGCTACACGTTAGATTTAGCCAGCGGTCAAGCTGTAGCGCAGCCCATAGCCTTTAATGGTAGGCAAGATCCGGTGAGTGGCTCTGTTACAGGAGCATTAGATACTTGCCGTCCACAGGCTCAATGTGTAGCTTACCCAGACCCAGCTAACACACTCTTAGCTAAATCGAATCTATCATACAGGGGCGATGTAGACACTGTTGTCGCCGTAGATGTTCGCAATCTAAATGAATCAGAGGAATTATCAGGAACCCTGCAATCTAAAAATTCTGGCGGTTACAGCTTGAACTATCAAAACCCTGTTCGAATCGGCTATCGAGTTCGCAGACTAACGCCGATCGAGTGCCTTCGACTCCAAGGAATGCCAGACGATTGGCTAGACATCGAAGGGGCAAGTGATTCAGCGAAGTACAAAAGCGTTGGCAACGGAGTAGCGAAACCTTGTCCTGATTTTATCTTTAGTCAGATTGTGAAAGTTTTAAGGAGGTAAATTCATTTGGATCGATTCGAATTAGAAGTCTCAGCCGCACTCAACGAGCTGGGCATCAAGCCCCATCTTCACGGCCATGAGTGCATAAAGGTAGCCCTAAACATCCTACGTGAAACCCCATCGGCTATCCACCAAATCGGCAAGTTTTACTCAGCCGTAGGAAACACCGTTGAAGTATCACCCAGTAAGGTTGTGAGGAACATTACATTCGCCTTGGAAAATGCAAGCTCTGATTTTAACGCACAAAAGAGAGTTCTGGGTACTGCGAGGGAAATGAGCACCACGGAGTTTATTGCGACACTTAACGAGGTTGTCAAGCTGAAGTTAGTGGGTGTGGCATGAAAAAGATTTATGTAGCCCACCCGTTTCAAGGTAAGCGAGAGAACATGCAAGCGATAACCCATATTTGCCAACTACTTGTGAAATTTGGGATTATGCCAATCAGTCCGGTCCATGCGTTCGCTTTTCTCAATGACAAAGTGTCAGAGGATCGCGAAAAGGCACTGAAGTTTTGCGAGGAGCTAGTTGAGACGTGTGATGCCATATTCCTATTCGGTGAGTGGCAGAAGTCTGATGGATGCATTCGTGAGCGCAATGTGGCATTGCTTGAAATGATACCAATTTATGAGGTGATCGGTTGGGGAGCTGACAATAACCCAATATTCAAACATGATCCCCCTAAATGGATGCAGCGGAGGTGAGGCGCAGATGGGTTCCAAGGCAAAAAAGGCTTATGTAAATGTCTCAGATGCGCTAAAGCAACTAGGGAGATTCATGACGGTAATACCATGCTGATCTGCGGCGAAGAGGCCTGCAACCTGAAGTGTGATGTTTGCAGAGACAGGCCTAATATTAGTTGTTTTAGGCCTGTTCCCAAGGTAGTAAGCGAGATTATGGAGGAGATGACGGCTTGAGTAAGTCGGATAAAAAGTTTATATACCAAATCAAGGCGCAGACCAAGAATAACGGCATTACAATCACTGCGCAAACTGGAATTGAGGTAAATCACGAAGAGGCTATTCAGGCGGCGATAAAAGACATCTTGTCATCGAAGCCATTAGGTGATCATTACAGCAATTTTATCGTTGAACCTATTTGTACTGCAGAAGAATGGGCAGACGGAATAGTTTCATTTTGTCCTAGATGCGGTGCGAATATTAGGGATTATGGCTTAGGGCAAGGAGACAACACTGATTGCATAGAGTGCGGTGCAAGCTTTGAGGCATATATTCACTCAACTAATTTAGAAGGGGAAGATGATGAATAATGAGTATTAAGATCAACAAACTGGAAATAGAAAACGTCAAACGTGTCAAAGCCGTTAAGATCGAGTTCACTGCAAATGGGCTTACTGTTATTGGTGGCAAAAACAATCAAGGGAAAACATCAGTATTGGACGCTATAGCATGGGTACTAGGAGGAAACTCATATAAACCTTCCGATGCACAGCGGACCGGATCGGTCATCCCGCCTAACCTTCACATGGTTATGTCTAATGGGTTAGTCGTAGAAAGGAAGGGTAAAAACAGTGACTTAAAAGTCATTGATCCGAACGGCCAGAAAGGAGGACAGAAGCTCCTTGATGAGTTTGTGGGGCAGTTAGCCCTAGATCTCCCTAAATTTATGCAAGCCAGTCCAAAAGAAAAAGCCAATACCTTGCTTCAGATTATGGGCGTAGGGGACAAGCTCTACGAACTGGAGAAGCAGGAGCAGGAAGCCTACAACAAGCGCAAAACCATCGGACAAATTAAAGATCAGAAAAGCAAGTTTGCAAAGGAAATGACCTATCATCCGGATGCGCCGAAAGAGCCAATTTCAGCCGGTGATCTAATCAAGCAGCAGCAAGAAATACTCGCTCGTAACGGAGCTAACCAGTCAAAGCGCCAAAGACTTCGGGAGATCTCGACAACCGTTAATAATTTATCAAACCAAATGGCTGAATTGCAAAGGAGATTGGACGCTGCACTTGCCGATCAAGAAGTTGCAAGCAAGTCAGCTCTTGATCTTCACGACGAAAGCACTGAAGAGCTGGAAAACAATATTACCAACATTGAGTCCATCAACATTAAGGTAAGGGCTAATCTCGATAAGGACAAGGCCGAGCAGGATGCCCTTGAATACAGCAACCAGTACGCAACCCTCACAACGCAAGTAGAGGGCATCAGGAAAGAGAAGGTTGACCTACTTACCAATACTGATCTACCTCTCCCTAACCTATCTGTAGTGGATGGTGAATTGACCTACAACGGTAGAAAATGGGACGGGATGAGTGGTTCCGATCAGCTAAAAGTGTCGGTGGCCATCGTCAGAAAGCTTAATCCGAATTGTGGTTTCGTGCTCATGGACAAGCTGGAGCAGATGGACATGGATACCTTGAACGAGTTCGGGAAGTGGCTGGAAGCTGAGGGATTACAGGCTATAGCAACACGAGTATCAACCGGTGAAGAGTGCTCAATTATTATTGAAGATGGTTACGTCAAGGGAGCAGATGAACCGGTTCAGGAAGCTGCTCCTACTTGGAAGGCTGGTGAGTTCTAAGATGGGTGCGTTCATGGATCTGACTGGAGAACGATTTGTCAGACTGGTAGTTATTAAGCGTTCTGGGAATCATCATAATCGGGTAGCATGGGAATGTCGATGTGATTGTGGTAACACCAAGACTGTTACGTCTAACGATCTTAAAACCGGGAGCACGCAATCATGTGGTTGCATTAAACGGGAAATGGCTGCAGCCAAAAGTAAACTGGCCGGGTTAGTACGTGGTAAACAACTTACGAAACATGGCCTACACGGAATACGGCTCTATGGTATATGGAAAGCAATGCGAGAACGCTGCAATAATCCAAACTCGAATGACCATGCTGATTATGGCGGTAGAGGTATTGATATCTGTAAAGAATGGGATGATTTTGCATCATTTAATACATGGGCCATGTCAAACGGATATAATCCTAATGCCCTATTTGGCGAATGCACTATTGACCGCAAAGAAGTCAACGGAAACTATTGCCCTGAAAATTGTCAGTGGGTCAGCTTAAAATTACAGGCTAATAATCGAAGGCCGAGAAGGAAGGTAGTTTAAATGGAGGTTACTTGCGGGATTATAAGAAGTGCTCAGAAAATTTGTGTGTATGGTCCGGAGGGGATAGGAAAGTCAGGATTTGCATCACATTTTCCTAATCCAATCTTCGAGGACACAGAGGGAAGCACGAAACATATGGATGTCGCACGGACTCCCAAGTCAAGTAGTTGGGCTATGATAGGTGAGCATATAAAATATCTTAAAGCTAATCCTATGAAATGCGATACGTATGTCCTTGATACTGCTGATTGGGCAGAGAGATTATGTAAGGTTGGGATATGTGCAAATGGCCAGAAGACCAGCTTGAGTAGTTTTGCACACGGAACAGGTTACGTGCTACTCATGGAAGAGTTTGGACGGCTATTAAACTCCCTTGAGGATCTTGTCGACTTAGGTATCAATATAGTTATTCTCGCTCATGCTACTATGCGAAAATTTGAACAACCAGATGAGCTGGGTTCCTATGATCGATGGGAAATGAAGCTCGAGAAGAAAGTTTACCCACTTGTAAAAGAATGGGCCGACATGGTATTGTTCGCAAACTTTAAAACTTATGTAGTAAACGTGGATAATCAAGGAGCTACCAAGGGGAAGAACAAGGCTCAGGGTGGCAAGCGTGTTATGTACACGACACACCACTCTTGCTGGGATGCTAAGAACCGTCATGACTTAAGGGAAGAGTTGCCTTTTGATTTCAACGAGATTGCCCACTGTATACCAGTAAGGGGTGGAGCATCACGTACTAAATCGGCTGTGGCGGAAACGCCAAAGGATTTCCAGCAAATAATTCAGACTACTCTACCAGAGAATACCAAGTTGGATGCATCAGATATTGTTTACTGGCATCACCCTGAATCATGTTGCGTTTTCACGGAAGCACCTGGCGTTATCCCTAGTAATGATGGGCTATGTATGCAAATCGAAAAAGAAGAGTACGAAACACTTAAGCCTAAATATGACCAATCGGAAAAGTCGGCAAATGAACAGCCAAAGCAGGATCCACCTAAGGAGGAAACGCCCACTAAGATAGAACAAGCTCAAAATGATCTCTCAGGTGTTCCCAAGCCTTTAGCCGATCTAATGGCTGCAAACAATGTGACAGTTAAGGATATCCAGCAGGTCGTCGCCAGTCGAGGTTATTATCCGGAGAGCACGCCTATAGCTAACTATGACCCTGACTTCGTATCTGGTGTTCTGGTGGGGGCATGGACGCAGGTGTTCGAAATGATCAAGGCATTCAAGGATGATATACCATTTTAAACGGAATAACAGGCAGAGGGGTAATAAGCAGTGAAGATAGGATTGGTTGATGTAGATTCCAAAATACCTAACCTTGCGCTTATGAAACTCTCTGCATGGCACAAAGCACAGGGTGATGAAGTCAAGGTATTTGATCCCCTATTTAATCGACCTGACCGTATCTATTCATCTAAAGTCTTTAAGGATACAGACAAGTATGGTTACTTTCCGTCTGAGTGTGAAGTGATACAAGGCGGAAGTGGTTATGACTTAGATGTCAAAATATCTGACGGTATCGAATTCATGTATCCTGATTACTCACTATGTGGCATCGACTACGCCATGGGGTTTTCCACGCGAGGATGCACCAGATCATGCGGTTTCTGCATCGTACCTCGTAAAGAAGGGAAACTGCATGCGGTAGCCGACATTCACCAGTTCTGGCACGGCCAAGAACGATTGACGCTTATGGACAATAACCTTGCAGGGGACACGGAACACTTCAAACTCATTATTAATCAAGTGATCAAACACAAAATACGAACTGACTTTAACCAAGGGTTAGACATTCGCTTGATTGATGACGAAAAGGCGAAGTTACTTTCAATGGTTCGATTATGGAAGGGGTATAGACTTCGTTTCGCGTGGGACTCGATGGAATTAGAGCAAGATGTGATAAGGGGAATTGGGATCCTAACAAAATACATGAAGCCATGGAAGCTGATGTTTTACGTTCTGATCGGATATGACACAACCGAGGACGAGGACTTGTACAGGGTTGAAATGTTAAGAAGCTTGGGAATTAGAGCATTTGCAATGGTGTATGACAGAACGAGCGGATACCAGAGAAAGTTTGCTAGGTGGGTTAATGGCGAGGTGTACACTGTCGCAGCGTGGCCTGATTATCGAGAGTAGGGAACATCCACAATAATTATGTGAGCTACTCGAAAATCTAAAATCAAGAGGAGGAAACAATTAATGAGTGACGAAGGACGCGAGTTTAGTTGGGACGATCAAATCGAGAATGACGGACCAGAATTTGTAGTATTGGCAGAAGGTGACTATGACTTTGAGGTTGTGACCTTTGAGCGTGCAAGACACAATGGAAGCGATAAGCTTCCCCCATGCAATAAGGCGATTGTTCACATCAAGATACAAGGGTCACAAGGTGCGACCACCATTAAGCATAATCTGTTTTTACACTCGATCACCGAAGGTATGTTGTGTGCGTTCTTCGCTGGCATCGGTCAACGCAAGAAAGGCGAAAAGGTTACGATGAATTGGAACGCTGTAGTCGGAGCAAAGGGCCGCTGTAGAGTCGGAGTCCGTAAGTGGATGAGCGATAAGGGTAATGAAATGACCAACAATGAGATCAAGAAATTCTACGATCCAGGAGAAGGGGCCCCGGCCAAAAGCTTTGAGGCTGGGAGGTTTTAGCCAATGCAGCTAAGGCCATATCAAGAAGAAGCAAAATCAGCGGTTCTTTACCAATGGACTAACAACATACTAAAAACACTCTTGGTGCTCGTAACAGGCGGGGGAAAAACGATAATTTTCTCAAAGATCGCTGAGGAATGCGTTAAAAATGGTGAGCGAGTTTTAATTCTCGCTCACCGCGGGGAACTGCTTGATCAGGCAGCCGACAAAATGATGAAAGCCACTGGCCTTGGTTGTGCCGTAGAAAAGGCTGAGAACTCTTGTATGGATAGCTGGTACAGGGTTGTCGTTGGATCAGTGCAAACTCTTATGCGGGAAAAACGACTTATGCAATTTCCTAAAGACTATTTCAACACGATCATTGTTGACGAGGCTCACCACTGCTTATCTGATAGCTACCAACGTGTTCTTGGTTATTTTGATAAGGCAAAGGTACTCGGAGTAACCGCCACACCTGACAGGGGTGATATGCGTAACCTAGGGCAATATTTTGAAACTTTAGCCTATGAATATACGTTGCCCAAGGCCATTAAAGAAGGTTATTTATGTCCAATCAAAGCGCAGACTATTCCGCTAAAACTGGATTTAACAGGAGTAGGGACACAGGCAGGGGATTACAAGACATCTGACTTGGGAAGTGCCCTTGATCCCTATCTGTTTCAGATTGCCGAAGAAATGGCTAAGTGCTGCATGGATCGCAAAACAGTTGTATTTTTACCACTCATTAAGACAAGTCAGAAGTTCCGCGACATCTTAGAATCTAAGGGGTTCAGCGCAGCAGAGGTGAATGGTACTAGCGAGGATCGGGCGCAGATCCTTAAGGATTTTGAAACTGGAAAGTACAATGTGCTTTGTAACTCTATGTTGCTTACTGAGGGTTGGGATTGTCCAGCAGTTGATTGTATCGTGGTTTTGAGACCAACTAAAATGAGAAGCCTTTACGTTCAGATGGTCGGGCGCGGTACCCGCTTATTTGATGGCAAGGATTATTTATTGCTATTAGATTTCCTCTGGCACACAGAGCGACACGAACTCTGTCACCCTGCACACTTGATATGTTCATCGCCTGAAGTAGCTCAGATTATGACCGAGAACATTGAAGAAGCTGGCTGTCCAGTAGATATCCAAGAAGCTGAAGTGAAGGCCACAGAAGACGCAGTGGTCGCTCGAGAGGAAGCACTAGCAAAACAGCTCCAAGAGATGAAGCACCGCAAGCGCAAGTTAGTTGATCCGCTGCAGTTCGAAATGAGTATTCAGGCTGAAGATCTGGCCAGTTATATCCCGGCATTCGGATGGGAGATGGGGCCACCTTCAGACAAGCAGGTCAAGACACTTGAGAAATTAGGCATATTTCCAGATCAGGTCGAGAGTGCTGGCAAGGCTGCTAAGCTTTTAGACAAGTTAGATATGCGTCGGGCAGAAGGGTTAACGACACCAAAGCAGATCAGATTCTTAGAGGGCCGGGGGTTCCAACATGTTGGCACATGGGAGTTTGAAGTGGCCAAGAAACTTATTGATCGAGTTGCAGCCAATGGTTGGCGGGTACCTCATGATATTAACCCATCGGGGTATAAGCCGGTAATTACTAATCACGATTCGAATATAGGGGGAATATGGCTATGAGGTTTTCGTGTCATAAATCAATCCTAAACGAAGGCATTGCAGCTGTACAAAAAGCTGTAGCAACTAAATCAATGCTTATCCTTCAAGGTGTCCTCGTTTCACTAAAAGGCAACGAGCTCCAATTTACTGCAACAGACCTTGAAATGGGCATACAGCATACGGTTCATATTATTGACGCTCAAGAGGAAGGATCTTGCGTTGTACCGGCAAAACTATTTAGCGATATCATCAAAAAACTTCCGAACTCTCAAGTTGATATCGAGGTAAAAGATGGTCAAATGTTTATCAACTACAAGGGATCATCTATCGAGTTACAAATCTTACCGGCCGATGAATTTCCGACACTTCCTGAGGGATCAGATATGGAGATAATCATCCCATCCGATGTACTAAAAAAAGGTGTAACTAAAACGATTAAAGCCGTAGCAACTGAAATAAATCGACCAGTTTTTACCGGGATTCTAATAGCGATAAAAGATGGTGGAATAGAGTTTGTCGCGACTGATACTCATCGACTGGCCATCTTGTCAAGTAGCATAGATTATTATGGAGAATTCAAAGCCATTATCCCAGCTAAGGCATTATTGGAAGCTCTGAAATTCAGTGGAGATATAAAACTAAAAGTGTCTGGTAGCTCGCAAATCATTCTTGAATCTAACACTACGAAGGTATTCGCTCGAACGATTGATGGACAGTTTCCAAATTACAAACAAGTTATTCCGAAAGAGCACTTATCAGCCATAAAGGTATCGAACAGTGAATTCAAGGGTTCAATTGATAGGGCTATCCTATTTACCGATGGAGAATCTAAGGTTATTAAAATGAACGGCTCAGAGAAGATTTCCATAGCTAGTGCAAGCCAAAAGGGAAAGATTAATGAGCACATAAACGTAGAACATAATGGGGAACCGATTGATATTGCTGTTAACGCTAGATTTATCTTAGATGCACTAGACTCGGTAGGCGAAACAGTTGAAATGGAATTGAATGGGACGTACTCTCCTGTTTTGATTAGAGATGAGGGATATATCCATATCGTGTTACCAGTTAGGGTGTCGTAGATGGAGTATATCGATTTTCTGAAATCAAAGATAACCCTGGCAAAGGATACCGGTTTTGATATTTCTCCAGATGAAGTTAATCAGATTCTCAAACCCCACCAACGGGACGCAATAATTTGGGCTATCAAGGGCGGTAGGCGAGCACTTTTTGAATCCTTCGGACTTGGTAAGACTGTGCAAGAATTAGAGTTTTGCCGTATTGTGGCCGAACACGAAGGCGGACAAGCTCTGATAGTTTTGCCACTCGGAGTGAAACAAGAATTCACTAAGGATGCTATCAACTTACTTGGAATGGAAGCGCCTGAGTATGTCCGGAATATGGTCGAAGTTAGGCAAGCCAAGAGCCGGATCATGATAACAAATTATGAACGTGTTAGAGATGGGGACATTGACCCTAAGTATTTTGTCGCTACTTCTCTAGATGAGGCATCGGTACTGAGGAGTTACGGCTCTCTTACCTATCAGACGTTTCTAGGAAAATTCAAGGGAGTGCCATTTAAGCTTGTGAGCACGGCTACTCCTTCACCAAATAAGTACAAAGAGCTAATTCATTATGCTGGGTACCTCGAGGTAATGGATACATGTCTAGCCTTAACTAAGTTCTTTCAAAGGGATTCAACCAAGGCAAATCAACTCACCTTATACCCACATAAAGAAGTGGAGTTTTGGCTATGGATGTCGAGCTGGGCGCTGTTCATCACTAAGCCCTCAGACCTCGGATACTCGGATGAGGGATACGATCTTCCTCCAATGGAAATCAGGTACCACGAAATACCGACAGATCATTCAGGTGCAGGATCCGAAAAGGATGGACAAGGGAAAATATTCAGGGACGCTGCACTTGGGCTGAAGGATGCAGCACGAGAGAAACGGGAGAGTATCAATGAGCGCGTCAGGAAGATGGCTGAGATAGTTCAGGATAATCCGGATGACCATTTCATACTTTGGCACGATTTAGAGGCAGAGAGACACGCTATAAAAAAAGCTTTGCCCGAATCGGTTGAAATTTATGGTAGCCAAGACTACGAGATTAGGGAAAAACGAGTTATTGATTTTTCCGAGGGAAAAACTCGGTTGTTCGCTACGAAGAAAGAGCTCAGTGGAAGTGGTTGTAACCTCCAGTACCATTGCCACAGAGAGATATTTTTAGGTATTGATTATCAATTTAATGACTTCTTTCAGGCTATTCATCGTGTTTACCGCTTCCTACAGAAGGAACCAGTTATCATTGATATCATTTACACGGAGTCAGAACGGCAAATCATGCAAGTTCTTCAAAAGAAATGGGAACAACATAATTACCTTGCGGAGAAAATGACGGAGATTATCAAGAGATACGGCCTATCTACAACTTCACTTATGGACAAGATGGCCAGAAGTATTGGAGTTGAGAGAGTGAAAATTGAATCAGAACACTTCACAGCTGTAAATAACGATTGCATTTTAGAAGTGGCAGGAATGGAAGAGAATAGCATGGATTTATGGTTCAGCTCAATTCCTTTCTCCACCCACTATGAATATTCTCCTAGTTATAACGACTTTGGTCATAACGAGGACACAGACAAGTTCTTCGAGCAGATGAACTATTTAACGCCTGAAGTATTAAGAACATTGAAGCCTGGTCGTGTTTTCGCTTGCCATGTCAAAGATCGTGTACTTTTTGGCAATGCAACGGGTACCGGAATGCCGACGATTGAGCCCTTTCACAGCCTTTGCATTAACCACTACATGAGGCATGGATTCCAGTATTTCGGCATGATCACAATTGTTACGGATGTTGTACGGGAGAATAACCAAACCTATCGTCTAGGATGGTCGGAGCAATGCAAGGATGGCTCTAAGATGGGTGTTGGTTGCCCGGAGTACATCTTGTTATTCAGGAAGTTACCGAGCGATACAAGCACAGCCTATGCAGATATTCCGGTTGTGAAGACCAAGGATGAATATACTCGAGCACAGTGGCAGATCGATGCGCACGGGTTCTGGAGATCATCGGGAGATAGATTCCTTTCCAAGGACGAGATCAAGACTATCGATGTCGGGAAGCTGCAGTCTGTTTATCGAAAGTTTTCTCGCGAGTCAATCTATAGCTACGAAGAACATGTTGAAATTGCAAAGAGGTTAGACACCGATGGCCACCTACCAGCATCATTTATGGTTGTGGCACCAGGATCATGGACTGATGAAGTTTGGGACGATATAAATCGGATGCGAACATTTAATTCAGATCAAAAGCGAAAAAATTTACAGATGCATGTTTGCCCTCTTCAATTCGATACGGTTGAGCGAATAATTAACCGCTATTCAAATCCTGGCGAATTAGTTGGTGACTTTTTCGGAGGACTAATGACTGTACCTGAAAGGGCAGTAAAACTAGGCCGTAGAGGTTATGGTATCGAATTGAGTGTTGATTATTTTAGGGATGGAGTTAGCTATCTTAAGGCTGCTGAAGAAAAAGTAAGCATGCCATCGTTATTCGATTTCATGGATGGTTGATTAAGGGGGCATAGTCTTGGAAAAGCAAACTGATTTACTCGAAATATTAGATCACATTGACCCCGCTCAGCTTAATTACCAAGACTGGGTAAACGTCGGAATGGGACTAAAGGAAGCAGGATTTACCGCGAGTGACTGGGATTCTTGGAGCCAAAGAGACTCCCAACGATATCACGGTGGCGAATGCTTCCGTAAATGGGACGGCTTTCACGGGAGCATCAAACCTGTCACAGCCGGTACTATCGTGCAGCTTGCAAAAGACCAAGGCTGGCGCCCGGAACGATCAGAATGCGGCGGTCATGAGCTGGATTGGGATTCTGTTATTGGTACCAAGGATTATTTGACGATCATTGACAAGAACTGGGTAGAGGGTAAAGAGGTAATAGAGCCGGAATCGTGGGACCATGTAGCACAACTTGTGAAGTATCTCGAAACTCTTTTCGAAGCATCAGAGAATGTAGGCTATGTAACTGGTACTTATGAAATGAAAGACGATAAGACTGGAGAAATAGTCAACAAGCCTACTAAAGGAAACTGTGACCGTACAGCGGGTCAATTAATTGAACTGCTTAGCATATGCGACGGAGACATTGGGGCCGTTATTGGTGACTACAAGCCCGAGGTTGGAGCATGGATTCGATTCAATCCATTGGACGGTAAAGGCGTTAAGAACGAAAATGTCACTGATTTCAGATTCTCCTTAGTTGAATCTGATGAAATGGAAATTGACAAGCAAAATGCAATAATCCGTGAACTTGAGTTGCCTGTTGCATGTTTAGTTCACAGTGGTAAGAAAAGTTTGCACGCAATTGTAAGAATTGATGCTGATACTTATGAAGAATATCGCAAAAGAGTTGACTACTTATACAATGTTTGTGCTAAGAATGGCCTTAAGGTAGACACGCAAAACCGCAATCCCTCAAGACTTTCACGAATGCCTGGTGTCATGCGGAATGGTCAGAAACAATTCCTTGTTGATACCAACATCGGTAAAGAATCTTGGAAAGAATGGCAAGAGTGGATCGAGGGGATCAATGACGATCTCCCCGAGCCGGAGAGCATGGCTAGTGTATGGGACAATCTCCCGGAGCTAGCTCCTCAACTTATATATAACGTACTTAGGCAGGGCCACAAGATGCTGTTAGCGGGACCAAGTAAAGCTGGTAAATCATTTTTACTTATTGAGCTAGGAATTGCCATCGCTGAAGGTCGTAAATGGATGGGCTGGCAATGTGCTCAAGGGAAGATTCTCTATATTAATCTTGAACTAGATAGGGCGAGTTGCTTGCATCGCTTTAAGGATGTTTATCAGTCAACAGGATGGCAACCTAAAAATGTAGACAATATCGACATTTGGAATCTTAGGGGCAAGGGATTACCCATGGATAAGCTTACACCAAAGCTCATCCGGAGGGCCGCAAGGAAGAATTACATCGCTATAATCTTAGATCCAATCTACAAGGTTATTACCGGTGATGAGAATTCAGCGGATCAAATGGCAGCATTCTGTAATCAGTTTGACAAGGTATGTACGGACCTCGGGACGGCTATGATCTACTGCCACCACCACTCAAAGGGGAGCCAGGGGAACAAGCGAAGCGTGGATAGATCTTCAGGTTCTGGCGTGTTTGCGCGTGACCCTGACGCAATCATGGACCTCATTGAGCTTGATCTGACGGACTCATTACTTAAGCAAGAGGAGAACAAAGCAGTCGCTCTTGTATGTAAGGACTGGCTAAATAAGCACGTTGAGCACTGGGATAATGAGATCTCTCAAGATGACATGTGTAGCGAAAATGCTATGCAGGTGGCCTGCAAAAAGCTCCTAAGGGACGAAACACACCAAGCTATGCAGAAGGATATTGAAGCCACTAGAAGGGCAGTAAAGCAGCGTTCAGCGTGGCGAATCGACGGGACGCTGAGGGAGTTTCCTAAATTTGAACCGGTGAATTTGTGGTTTGATTACCCAACACACAGGGTTGATGATATTGGGAGCTTGAAGGATGTCGATGCTGAAGGGGCCGCTCCGCCGTGGAAACAGGGCGCAGAAAAGCGAAGATCCAATGCTAAAAAAAAGCAGGAAGCCAATAAGGAAACGTTCGAAAATGCAGTTGCAAGTTGTAACTTTGGTGAACCACCAACAGTTAAAAACCTTGTTGAAGCCATGGACGCAAAGGACAGAACAGTTAGGGATTGGATAGCTAAATATGGCTATAAGGTTGATAAAAACAATGGTGGAATTGTTGTGAAAATGGAGGAGAATTAAGATGAAAGTTTATGAATTAATGGAAGCATTATCAAAATGTCCGGCAGGTGCAAGAGTATTCGTGGCAACAGTAAAACCCATCGAAGAGCTCCTTAATGATAACTCATCGGATGATGACAACGTGGCAGATATTAGTTTTTTGGTGAAAAACGTAGGGGGTAGTGGAGGAGATATTGTTTTAGGATTTTAGAAATGCATACGTATTTACACATTTTACAGTTCGCCGCGTCGCGGCGGCAACCTGTAAAAATACAGTTCCCCGCGCCGCGGCGGCAACCTTTAATTAAAGGTGGTCGCGTCGCGGCGGCAACCTGATATATAAATATATATTTTTTCCGCCGCGAACATCACGTTTTAGGAGAAGGGGACCTTTTTGAAGCAAGGTCCCCCCTACCCAAAACATGACGTGATAAACGGATTTTAAAAATGAAGAAATTTAAGGGGTTGAAATATATGGAAGCTCAAAAAGGTATTATTGCTGTTGAAGAATTTAATGGCAAGTACAAAATCAACGAAGACTATCGACCGATTGCCGAAGCATTGTTTGCAAAGTTTAAAGAGCTTGAATATGTGCCGGTGAAGAATATCCTGTTCATCGAAAACACGGAGGACAAGCGTAAGAAAAATAACTTGGTCGTTTATGCCCAGATAAGCAAGATGCCGCCAAAGTTTGAGGAGATTATTTATCAAGTAACTAAGAAACGTTTTGAGTACATGCTGGAGATTTTCAAGGAGAATACCATCTTGATGAGCAGGGAGCAGATTGTCGCCCTGATCTATCACGAGCTAAAGCACATTCAGTTGGTTCAATCAAAGGATGGTCCTAAGGTCGATATCGTTGGACATGACGTAGAGGATTGGCTCAACATGGTTGAAAAGCTGGGATTAAACTGGGCCAGTACTAAGGGATCAATTCCCAATCTCTTGGATGAGAATATCAACTGGGAAAGCATCGAAGGACCACATAGTCTTTTCCCTGCAGAAATATCACTAAAGCTGGTGAGATAAATGCGGACAGAGTTTTTCATGGCCATGAAACCGCCGACTGAGACTCATCAAGAAAAGAAAGCTAGGTGCGTGAAGGGTAAGCCACAGTTTTACGAAGACGATCCGCTTAAGGCAGCTCGAGCAAAACTAACGGCTCATCTCGCTGGACATATACCAGAGCAGAAATACACCGGTGCAACGCGACTCGTGACAAAGTGGTGTTATCCAATCACTGGGGATCACTATGACGGGGAATGGAAAATTACTAAGCCCGATACGGATAATATGGTTAAGCTGCCTAAGGATGTCATGACTAAACTTGGTTACTGGACAGATGACGCAATAGTGGCAAGCGAGATCATAGAAAAGTTTTGGGCTAAGGTACCTGGAATCTACGTCGTGATTGAAAGCCTCTGAGAGTTGGTGAAAGGATGCAGGAGAAGAAAAGGTATCTTGGAGATCCGCGAGGTGATAAAAAAGATGATCACACATACTGGCAAGAGTTGCTTTGGAACTGCTGGCATATGGATAAAGACCTGTATTATCTACTGCATGGAATACGCTGTGGTGGGGCAGAGGTTGTACGAACCCAGAATGGATTCCGCTTAATGCCAGGTGAATGGGATGATACAGAATGGGATAATATCAAGCGCGATAAGTTAAGTCCTTTTAGGGACAAGTTGGTTAGTGTTTTTAAGCTGACACGCTTTGGCAAAGTAACGAACGAGAAGTTGCCGGACGGAGTTTTTGAGTAGAGATAAAAGTGAGGTGAACGGGCATGAGTAAAAAGAGAGGTATCGCATTCCCGATTCTTAACGGACTAAAGCCAACTGTAGAATCCTGCACGATGAAGGTCCTAGAGGAAGTCGGAGAGCTCATGCAACTTATCGGCAAGGGCCAAGGTAAAAGCGGGGAATCCAGTAATGTGACAAATCTCATATGGGCAATAAAGGCGACGGAAGAGTCATTAGATACGGCTCAGTCGGCAATCACCCTGGCCCATACTCTCTGTAAGGAATACGGAATTTACATGGATGGGATGATGGAGAATCACGAGAAAAAGCTCAAGGAGAAAAGTTATCTAAAGGATTACGAATCGGAAGAAAAGGAACTACAAAACGAAGAAAAATGTAAGCAGTGTTTGTACTCTTTTATGACTGAGGTAGAGCTTGCTAAACTGGGTAGTGATCCATGCGATACATGTAATGATCTTTGTAACTGGAAGCCGAAAGCGCCTAAGGCAATGATCGATGAGTAATTACGAGTATTACATCACTCCCCAAGAATACGAACAGGCACAGCAAAACGGTATAAGCCCAGGCGTGTTAACTAGACGCATTAGGGGGTTAGCGTGGGAAAAAGCCAGGGCTCTAACAACGCCACCGCGTAAAAGACGGGGTATGAAGGAATGGGTAAAAATCGCCAAACAGAATGGTATAAACCCCAAAGTTTTTCACCGGCGCGTAGAACGAGGTTGGGATCAAGAACGCGCTGCAACCCAACCCCTAACGGACAAAAAAGCCTTAATGCTTCAAAATCGAAAAGATAATCGAGTCTACCCAAAGGATGTTATCGAGATAGCCATTGGAAATGGCATATCCTACGAATTATTTACTTGGAGGATGCGAGACGGATGGACACTAGAAGAAGCGAGCACCACCAAGAAACTAAGCCGAAGGGAAATTGGTGAGAGAGCTAAAAAAGCATCATTTTGGAGCCGAAGTTAGGGGGTGGAGTTCTAAATGGGTAAAAAACTTGGTACAGTTAATGTTCAGGAGATTGCTACGGCGGCTGCCGTTGAGGCATTGAAGCTGCAGAAAAATGAAGAGCGGATGCGAAAAAGAAAAAACAGATTCCACAATACGGAATTACTACTGAAGCACTATTTGGGTTTAGTCGAGCATTTTGAGAATTCGCAAGATACGGCATCGGAAGACGTCATAGAAGCGTTCAGTGTCGAGGATCTGGCTAATGAGGATGTTACCATTCTGGCGATTAGGCGAAGCAGAATACGAACCATCGTGATGATTAAGCAGATGGAGGCTAGCCTAACAAGACTTCAGGAAAGAATGGTTGCTAAAGGTCAACCAGAGAAGTACGAGGTTATCCATAAACTTTACCTTGAACCGAGTAAAAGTTTAATACAGTGGTCAGATAGATTACAGCTTGTAGCTGCTGAAATCCACTGTGGTGAGTCGTCAGTCCGAAGATGGCGAAATGAGATGATTGACGAGTTTAGTATTTTACTTTTTGGTGTGGATGCCTTGCAGTTAGAGACTTAGCGCGTCTTTTAGGCCATGAAAAACCCGTGAAATAAACTTGACATGTACGTGAAATATTTGCCGTGTTATAATACTAGTATCAAATTTTATGAAACGAAAACGCACAAAAGCGAACTCTATGGAGGTGCCCAATCTAATTGGGAACTGAATCCAGGTTCGCTTTTTCTATGTCCATAAGGCGGTGATCACGGTGCCTAAATGCGAATTCCACGAACCTAAAGATAAGAGCAGCAGAAAGAATTGCGCCGGCTGCAAGAGTTGGACGGGTAAGAGGTGCAAGGATGAGAAGGTTATACAGGAGTTGTATGAAGAGAGTTCTAAGTTTAATGCTATTGATCGGATGATGCGAGGGAATAGGGGTGTGAGGATAGAGTGAAAAGCCGAATCGTCTCTGATATCGTTCTAGATGGAATATGATAGGTTCTTCTGGCGCTCTCTGACTCATGAGGGGCTTCAGACT